GGATACGCTCTATTCGGTACTACCCCGTGCGCGTTACCAACGCTCAACTTCAGGCTTTAACAGGTTAAGAGGAACTACCATGTATATTGACTATCACCTCAAGTTTGACTCGGAAGCCGCAGCAAAGGCGGTGCTGTATCGCGTGGAAGGCGAAGAGGGTAACGAAGTCCCCAAGTACCTTGCGATTGACCTCATCGGCACGGTGTATAAGCCGACGGGCGAGGTCGTTGTTGACGACGATGGAATTGAGGCTCCCGTGATGGCTCCGGTACCGGGGTATCACGCTAACGTGCGGGTCTTGGATGCAGCCCCCGAGTTGGAGGCATATCAGGTGTTCCCGCAGAATCCGGTAAGGGGATGGGCGTGACATGGACAAGATTAAACCCATGCTGCGATTAATCTTCGACCGATTTGAGAACAAACAAGACAAATCAATTCCGTGGAGTGTGTGATGTCCACCGTTGATGCCACCGATGCCCGACTGTCTACGCATGAGGAAGTCTGCGCGGTGCGCTACGAAGCCATCCATGCGCGGCTCAAGCGTCTGGAGCAACTGGTACTGAAGGTTGGCGGTGTCATCATCGTCATCCTGTTAGGCGCGTTGGGCAGCATGGGTATGCTGTTGCTGGAGGCATTGCAAAAGTGAACATGCAGAAGATTGTGGATATGTTGTTCCCGGTGCTGTTGGCCGCTGTCGGCTGGTTGCTTGCGGAAATCGCATCGTTCAACAATCGTCTGATGTCGGTTGAGAGCAAGATGCCCGCGTTGATTACGGCTGAAGGTGTACCTACCGATAGCCCGTTAAGCGCGTCCCGTCGTCAAGAATTGAAAGACGACATCATGGAGGACATCCATGACTTGCAAGTGCGCGTCAAACTGATGGAGGAGCGAAGCAAGTAATGGACATCTTTGAGATATTCACTCGTGCTTGGCCCGTTATTCTGGCGCTGATTACGCTGATTATCGTTCTGTCTAAACTTGACTTGCGTGTTGCTGTGCTTGAGGAAAAGGTGAAGTCTTTGTTTGATCTAATCAATAAAGGCCGAAAGGAGTAATTGGGAATGATGACCATGATTAGCACGTTTTTATCGTTCCTTGCGGGTGGACTGCCCAAGATTCTGCAAATCTTCCAAGACCGGCAGGACAAGAAGCATGAACTGGCTCTTGTCGCAGCCCAGAAAGAGCGTGAGTTGGCCCTTGCAGAGCGTGGGTTTATCGCGCAGGCACGGGTTGAGGAAATCAAACTGGAGCAAATCCAGACGCAGACGGCTGCTGAGGAACGCCAAGCCTTGTACAACCACGACATTGAGATTGGCAAGGGTGCGAGTCAGTGGATGATTAACCTGCGTGCCAGCGTCCGCCCTGTCGTGACGTACATTTTCGTGCTGGAGTTGGTCGCGCTGAACATTGCCGGGGTGTGGTACGCATGGCATCAAGGGGTGCCGTTTGCGGCTGCGATGGCCGAAGTGTTTTCGGATGACGAGATGTTGATCCTTAGCAGCATCATTGCCTTTTGGTTTGGTACGCAGGCTTTTGGCAAGAAGTGAAGGTTAGCCCTGCCGCGATTCGCATGATTAAACACCATGAGGGCGTCAGAACACGCCCTTACAGGTGTCCTGCTTTATTGTGGACGATTGCGGTAGGTCATGTCATAGACCCTAACCACGCCAAGGTGCCGTTTGAGGAGCGACGAAATTTACAGATACCCGACGGCTGGGATCGCACCCTCACGATGGGAGAGGTGGACGCTATCCTTGCTCAAGACCTTGGCCGGTTTGAGCGCGGCGTGGCCCGACTTTGCCCTGCTGCTCTTGGTCATCAAGGCCGGTTTGACGCACTGGTAAGCTTTGCCTTCAACGTGGGCCTTGGAAATCTGCAACGCTCTGGGTTGCGGATGAAGACCAACCGGGGTGACTTTGAAGAAGCGGCTGAAGAGTTTATGAAATGGACTAAAGCTGCTGGTAAAGTTCTACCCGGCTTGGTTAAGCGCAGAAAAGACGAACGTGCCATGTATTTGTCGGGAGTTGTGTAATGCCTGCTTCGATGACTTTTACCAGCTTACAGTCCGACATTCGCAACTACCTTGAGCGAGGCGGCGCGACTGACCCTATTGTTTACGATCAGATTCCTCGTTTAATTACTTTAGCTGAACGACGAATTGCGCGTGAACTTAAGATCCAAGGGTTCCAGACTGTCGTTAATACGACGATGCAATCTGGGGTGGCGGTCTACGCAAAGCCGGATCGCTGGCGCGATACGATCAGCATTAACTTCGGCACGGGCAGCGGAAACAATGTCCATACGCCAATTTTTACTAGGTCGTATGAATACATTCGTCAATACTGGCCGAATGAAACTCAGACGGATCAGCCTAAGTTTTACGCGGATTACGACTACAAGCATTGGATATTTGCGCCGACTCCAAATGCAAACTATCCTATGGAAGTGATTTATTATCAGCTTCCGCCGTTGCTTGATGACACGAATCAAACCAACTGGCTATCTGAGTACGCGCCTAATCTGTTGCTGTATGGGTCGCTGGTTGAAGCAACCCCGTTCATTAAGGACGACCAGCGCGTACAGCTCTGGCAGTCTTACTACGACCGCGCTCTTGCTGCACTGAACGGCGAGGACTTGCAGAAGATTGTTGACCGGTCTACTAATCGCCGGGAGGCATAAGGCATGACGACCTATGTTCAAACTTTTGGCGGCACAAACGTATACCCGAGCGACGTTTCGTATCGGTATGTGTCGCTCACTATTGATCAGGCGCTTGATTGGCCATTAGAGGCTGCGCCTAACGCAAACGTCGTAGCGTCCATCATGGATGTTAATGCGACGACGACCAGCCTTGTCATCACGATGCCTGATGCGACCGAAGCCAGCAATGGTCTTACGGTGTTGTTTAACAACGTTGGCGCAAACACGTTCAGCGTCAATACAAATTCTGGAACGTTAATTTGCGCTCCGCAGTCTGGCACCACTTTCCAGATTTATTTAACCAGTAACGGCACTGTTGGTGGAACGTGGCGTTCGTTTCAATACGGCGCATCGGTTTCTGCAACAAACGCAGCCTCGCTGGCCGGTCTTGGTATCAAGGCGATTGCAACGACGCTTAACCAGTCAGCGCCTGTTAGCACGTTCAACAGCAACTACACGGCTGGCACGAGTGATCGAGCCAAGGCGCTGGTGTGGACGGGCGGAGCCGGCACTCTGTCGTTTGACCCGGTGGTATCGCTGGGGAACGATTGGTTTGTAAACATCCGCAACGGCGGCACGGGTGATTTAACTCTTGACCCAAACAGTGGGGAGTTGATTAACGACGGAGCCACTTTGGTTCTTTCTCCGGGCGACAGTGCGACGGTAATTACAAACGGCGTGCAGTTCTGGACGATTGGGTTCGGTCAGTCTGCTGTCTACGCATTTAGCCTGTTGCAGATTGACGTTTCGGGAAGCGGTAACTACACGCTGTCGATTTCCGAGCTAAACAGAACGGCGTACATCTTTACGGGCACCCTGACGGGTAATCGGGATATTGTTGTCCCGACGACGATTCAGCAGTACTGGATCAGTAACCAGACATCTGGTCCGTATACGCTTGGCGTGAGAACCGCAGCGCAGCCGAGCCCTGGGGTTAACGTCCCGTCTGCGGGCCGGGCGATTTTGTACTGCGATGGAACCGACGTTGTAGACGCCGACACGGCGACGATTGGTATTCCTGTCGCGGTAAGCCAAGGCGGTACTGGTGCAACGACTGCAAGCGCAGCCCGGACAAACTTGGGTGCTACCTCGATTGGTAATGCGGTATTCACGGCTGCGTCAACCTCTGCCGCGCAGATTGCTCTCGGCCTTGACCCGATTCAGGGCGGAACTTACTGATGCCTTTGCAGCCGGTCATTGTTCGTTCTGAACCGGGCATCAAGCGGGACGGAACGAAATTCGATGGTAACTTTTATGTAGACGGGCAGTGGGTCCGTTTTCAGCGTGGGTTACCTAGAAAGATTGGCGGGTATCGGGCATTGCAAGACCGGCTGGATGGCATTGCTCGAGGCATGCACATCCACAATCACAACGCCTATACGTATGTACACATTGGTACATCGGACGGTGTGTTCAGATTTCGCCTTGATGCAAACGGTCTGTCCAGCATTGTGACGAACCGGACCAATCCGGCTTATGTCTCAAACATCAACTCGCTGTATCAGTTTGATGTTGCATACAACACAACGACGAACCAAAACGAAATATTGGCTCACGTAGCGCCAAATTTGGGAGATATTTCTTCTGACGCAGCCGGCGCTTTGTATCGTGGGTACGACAACGGAACGGCAACGCTAGACCTTGAGACTGAAGTTACAGCATCTGGCGGAATCGTTGCCTTAGCTCCATATGTATTTGCGTATGGATCTGATGGGTTTATTCAGTGGAGCCGTGCTGGTTACACGGACGACTGGACGAACGGCGACTCTGGCGCGGCCCGTATTACCAGCCAGAAAATTGTAAAGGGGCTCCCGCTTCGAGCTGGCGCGGGCAATGCTCCGTCTGGATTGTTCTGGTCTATTGACTCTGTGCTTCGTGCTACTTATACGGGCGGGTCGGCCGTATTTCAGTTTGACACCATTACCTCGCAGTCAAGCATCCTCTCTTCGCAGAGCGTGATTGAGTACGACGGTATCTACTACTGGTGCGGCGTTGATCGATTCTTGATGTTCAACGGTGTTGTACGGGAAGTCCCGAACAACTTGAACTTGAACTGGTTCTACGACAACTTGAACTACGCTCAGCGCCAGAAGGTTTTTGCGTTTAAGGTTCCCCGTTGGGGTGAGATTTGGTGGTGCTATCCTCGAGGAGATGCGACGGAGTGCAGCCACGCGATCATTTATAACGTCCGTGAGAATACGTGGTATGACACGGAACTGCCTGGAGGTGGCCGCTCTGCGGGCGCTTACGCTCAGGTCTTTAGTTCGCCGCTGGTGGTGGGTGTTGTTGATACCGAGTTGACGCAGTACCGAGGCGTAGAGAGCAGCGAGCGGCGCATTACGGAAGATGGTGATTACAGAATCATCAACGACCCGAAGGGCTACGTTGTTTGGCAGCATGAGTACAAGACGGACGAGATCAATGGTGATCAGATTCGTCCTATTCAATCGTACTTTGAGACGGCAGACATATCTCTGGTTGCCTCTCAAGAGCCGCAGAACATGGCGATTCGGGTTGAGTTTATGGAACCCGACTTTGTACAGTCCGGTAATATGACTGTGCAGGTTACGGGGCGGGCGAATGCCAAGTCTGCTGAAGTGACCAGTGATCCGCAGACGATTTACGCAACCCCGAACACGAAGCAAGAGCAGCTGGTGTACTTCCGCGAGATCCGCCGCGAGATGCGTTTCCGGTTTGAGAGCAACACGGTTGGCGGCAATTACCAGATGGGCCAGACGATAGCCCATATTGAGCCGGCTACGGGCACGGTGCTTGGGGAAAACCCGTGACGCATCGTATTGTTGACCCTCGCGGGATGGATATACAGTACTGGGCAGACACTTTGTGCCTTGACCTAGACGATTATGCGGTGATCCCGCAGCTGTATAATAAAGACGAATGGCAGAACTGGGCTGCTGGCCTGATCAGTATTAATGGTATTTCCCAGCTGAACCCTCCGTCGCCCTACCAGTTTGACGACTGGCAAGAATGGGCATATCGTTTTTACCAGGTGCTAAACTAATGGCTATTGAATACAGCAGGTTTGAGTACGGCGATATGGGTGGTGGTCTTGATTTTTACGACCCATTTGAGTCTTATTTTGACGTAGCTCCGGATCCGGCTCCGGATCCAGCTCCTGCTCCAAGCTATTACAGTTACGGTGAAGTTCCTAGTTCAGACTATTTTGACTTTGAGGCTGAAGCTGCTCGCCAAGCAGAAATTGAGCGCCAGAGAGAAGCTGATCGCTTAGAGGCAGAGCGTCAAGCGACTGCTCGTCGCCAAGCAGAGCTTGCTGAAATTGAACGGCGGCAAGCGGAAGCCGAGAGAGAGCGAGTTGCAAGAGAGCAGGCAGCGCGAGAACAAGCTGCTCGAGAGCAGGCAGCGCGAGAGCAAGCCGCGAGAGAAGAGGCCGCTCGTGTTGAAGCTGTCCGTCTGGCGGAAGCCGCTAAAGAAAGAGCTCGCTTAGAGGCTGTTCGTCAACGCGATATTGAAAATGCTAGACGCGAACAAGCAGCTAGAGAGCAGGCTGCTCGAGAGCAGGCAGCGCGAGAACAGGCTGCTAGAGAACAGGCAGCGCGAGAGCAAGCCGCGAGAGAAGAGGCTGCAAGAGAGCAGGCCGCGAGAGAAGAGGCCGCTCGTGTTGAAGCTGCTAGGGAAGCGGCTCGCTTAGAGGCTGTACGCCAACGAGATATTGAGACTGCCAGGCAAGAAGCCATCAGGCAGGAAGAGGCAAGAATAGCCGAACAAGAGCGTGTTGCTCGTGAAGCTCAATTGGCTCGTGAGGCAGAAGTTGCTAGACGAGCTGAAGAAGATGCTCGTACTCGAAGGCAGGCTGAAGAGGCCCGACGCGAGCAAGAGCGAATTGCTGCGGAACAAGCTCGTCTTGAACAAGAGCGCGTAGCAGAGGCTCAGCGCCAAGCGGAAATTGAGCGTCAGAGAGAAGCTGATCGCCTAGAGGCGCAGCGTCAAGAAGCTGCTCGCCGCCAGGCGGAGCTTGCTGACATGCAGCGCCGTCAGGCAGAACAAGAATCTGCTGCGCGTGCTCAACAAGAAAATGATAGACGAGCCGAAGAAGAGCGAGTGGCACGTCAAGCTGAACTTGATAGGCTTGCTCAAGCAGAACAATCTAGGGTTGCTGCCGAGCAAGAGACGGCTCGTGTTGCAGCGGAAGAAAACGCAAGGAAACAACCAGCCTCTGTTTCATCTCCTTTGAGCGATGCTGTTTCATCAGAAGACTCTCGAGTTCCATCTGGCGCTCTGAGTGACGCAGTTGTAATTGAAGAGCCTTCTGCTCAGAAGGAGCCGGTAACGCAGCCTGTCGCACCAGCCGAAATGAGTTGGATTGACAGGATGAAACTTTTTGGAGCGCAGCCCTCGCTTGTTCCTAACCTGACCCAGCCCGGCACTGGCGGTGCGGACATTGCTGCCGCAGATCGGTACAAGAAAGAAAAGCAATCCGCTGTTAGCGACTATGAGCAAAAGATCAATTCTTTAAGAACGGCTAATCAACTTACGCCGGAAATTGAGAATGGTCTAAAAGAGAATTTGAAGCAGACGCTTGATTCTCTTTCTAGCCAAGAGTCGGTTTATCTTAACAGCCTGCCTCAGCGTCAGGTTCTTTCTGATCTGTTGAAGAGCAATCGGTTTGAAGAGGCCTATAAGTATGCATCCGAAAACGGAATGCAAACTCTGTTGACGCAGACTAACGAGCTTAAAAACCTTAGAGGTGCTTTTACCAAGGAAGAGGCTCGTCAGTTTATTAACTCCATGCCGTCCGACTTTATGAAGGGCGCTTATGGTGATCGATACGAGTTTGATAAGGCTTGGAAGTTTGACCCGAAGGGAGCCGAGGAACGCGGTGCATTAGCGTTTGTAACCGGGTTTGACGATTCTGGAAAAGCGATAACGTCAGACACTGGTTACCCGATGCTTGATCGGGTTCTTCAGGCTCAAGAGGTCAAGAAAGATCCTGGCATATTTAAGGACATCTTCAACGCTGCCGCGATTGCTGCTGCCATATTTGGCGGTGCGCAACTTGCCGGCGCGCTTGGTGGCGGTGCTGGAACTGGAGCGGGTGCGGGTGCGGGTGCGGGTGCGGGGGCTGGTGCTGGCACAGCAGCGGGTACAACCGCAGCAGGGGGCGCTCTTGGTGG